TTTCTGAGTGCTTAACAATAATACTGGTATCTAATGGCCTTTCTTTGACCATGTTATTTTTCTTCATCTTTTCCAGTTTCTTATTCAAGTCTTTCATATTAAAAATCAAACTTTAGTTGAGTGCCCTTTCTTTTTCTTGAAGGATCAAATTTAGTTGAAGCAATATCTTTAATCTTTTTTGTACTTAACTTCTTTCCTTTTCTTGCGAATCCAAGAAATAGATCATTAACAGTTTTTGCCCTAATGCCGAACTTTCTAGCTGTTAATGATACAGCAGCTGCACTAGCTGCCGTACCAACTGCACCAGATACCTCATCTCTAATATCAGAATCTTTCTTAAAAAAATCTGAAACACCAGAGGAAATCAAAAAAGATGAAGCAGCAAGCGCAATACCAAATTTACCTTTTGCTACGTTTCTATGCCTAACACCAGACAACTTTGACTTAGCAGCTAATCTGATAAGCTTGCTATGGAGTCCAGTTCCTGCTGTTGTAATTTTAGAAGCACCTCTAAATTGAGAAGACTTTCTAAATGCTTTAAATGATTTTTCAAGACTTTTAGTTGCAGACAAAGATCCACCAATAGCAATAGATGCACCACCAGCTGCTTTAAAAGATCCTTTAACTGGATCTGATTCAAGATCTTTCTTTTTCTTGATAGGAACAACTCTCCCACGGATACGTCTGAAAACTATATCACTCATTTAAGCCCCTTTAGTGCAGATAAAGCACCAAGTACACCAAGAGTTCCACCAGCAACATTTTTAAGATTTTGCTCTTTCCTCTTACTTAGATGAAGTGATTCAGCGAACCTATCAATACCTTCAGCAGCAATTGCCTCACCAGCAAATACAGCAGAAAGAAGTGCGGTCCTTTTTCCGAATTTAGTTTTAAAAAGTTTTGAAAGTTTTGGTGCTCCAGCAATAGAAAAGGCCGCTCCAGCTGCTCCCATGGAAGCACCCTTATAATCAGGAGATTTCTTTTTCTTTTCCTTAATCGGAATTATTCTCCCACCTTTTCTAATGAATTTAATATCACTCATACTGGATGACCTGTAATATAAGATAAAACTATTATTAAAAACAAAACAATGATTGCATCAATCATTTGCTGACGGCTCATTTTTTGGCCCTAATTGGAATTATCTTTCCTCTTATTCTTCTGAACACCACTTTCCCAAATTCTTGAGCTCCTGATGCTATTCCCTTTCTGACGGTCTTAGTTCCAAGTGCAGGAAGGAGCGTACCCAATGCAGCTCCTACTTTGGCCCCCATCAAAGAGTTATCGGGAGCTTCAGCAGATGAACTTGTAGTTCTGGATGATACATATCCAGTAAGTCCACCAACAGTAGCTCCCTTACTTAACTTTTTTAAAAGTTCAAGTCCCTTGGCCATTGATTAACCTTTCCCACCCTTTGCATCAGTGTGAGTATAATTAACCTTTTTCTTAGGCTTGATAGTATTAGGAATATGAGTCTTGGTCATTTCATCACCTTGAGGATAACCTTTAGTTTTATTCCCTTTTTTCATTTTTCCACTTTTATACGCTGGCATAGATCCTCCTAGAATCCAAAAGTATTAAATTGCTGTTGAGTATTTACTTTTTGTTGTTCAAGATCAAAGTCTTCAACTCCAAAATCAACCCCTTGAGATTGTAGCCACTTCAACGCAGTATCCCTAGAAATAATATTACCATTTGAAGCTTGTAATGCAATAGAAAGGATCTGTTGCTTATCCTGAGTCGTAAGCTCAAAAATTGGAGGCCACATAGCCTCCATAGCTAAACTCTGTGGTTGCCATCTTGGAGGTAAAATAAATTGAGTTTCAAAACCAGCACTATTTAAAAGAATGACTGTAGCAGCAACTTTCTCAAGAAGCTTGATCATTCCCTTTTCCATCCAAGGACGCACTTCATTGATCAGCTCAACCATAGGTCCATGCATGATCTCCATTGCTTTTCCTGACTGAGCATTTCCTGCCAACTTCTCAGGATCTAAAAGAACAATCCTAGCTATGTGTTGAAAATACTTAAGATAATCTTCTCTTTGCTTTGATGCTGTTTCAACTCCACCGCCGCTAGTTTCAAGAAACTCGGCTTTACCTTCTCTTCCCATTAACCAAGTCTTACTTGCAGCTTTGATTAATTTATCAGCATCTTCTGAATCAATTCCAGTAATTGCTAGTTGAGGTTCAGTCCCGTAATTTACGGCCTGATCTGATAGTGAAAGATTATAGTTAAGACAATCAATAAACTCACACATTTGATAAATAATTGGATCTTCTTCACCATCTGGAGAGTGTTGACTTTCTCCAATTCTAAACCACTCTCCTTGAACAAAACCTAATTCATGGTCAATCTTTTCAACTACCTGAAATTCTGGTTCTTGGTTTTCGTGATAAATTGGATTGTCATATTCAATATCAGCCATTTTCCCAAGATCTAACTTGAACCAACGTCTGATCATTCTTCCAGTTTGAGGATCTTGCTCATCAGTATCATAAATGTACTTTACTGTTACTGTTTCAAGCTCTCCCCCATCATCAAATTCAGGGTAACAATAGTTTGTATTGTATTTGATATATTGGAGATTACCTTCAGAGAATCTGAATCTGACAAAAGCAGAAGTTCTAAGCATTAGATCTTTTGCTAATGATTGCATATTAGCTCTAAAGAAAGAGCCTTTGATAAGGATATTATTTAAAAAATGATCTGCTTCCTCATCATCTTCAATTTTAAATTTTGGGAATGTTGACTGACCAGCAAGCTTTGAGGCCATACGGTCTTGGAATACTTTAGCAAAAGGGAAAATTATTTTAGGCTTTCTGTCCTTAAGTTTTACATACGAATCCATATCCGTACAAACTGAGTCGTCCCAATCTCTTAAACCCTTGTATTGATTACCATGAAGATAATCATCAACAGTTTTAAGGACATTGGATCTATGATGCCTTTCCTCTATTCCAAATGGACTATAGGGAGAGTGAATGATCCCTAAGTTGTTCATGGCCTTTTTCTCTGAGCGTGACTTTCCGAAGAACATACGCCCGCCGCCCATTTTATACTTTCTGCCGTTTCCGTTCATTAGTATGCCAGATCCTTAATGGCTTCCAGATTATTTGCATAATCTAAAAACTCTGATTGATTGAATTGAACTTGATGTTTCTCCCAATCGCTTTGACTGATATCAAAGACATATTCTGCCTTTCCACGGCTTATTTTGACAACTTCTATAGGGTTAACACCTTTGAGTTTTAAATAAGCGCAAAATTTTATATTTCTAGTTTTCATAACTAACCTTAACTATTCATTGGACTTGAGTTTAACGCACCGATTTTATATTTATTCTGCACTAAGCCCCATAGCATTTCAAGAGCATCAGGACAATCATCGTGCACCGCCTTAGGAAAATCATAAAGCTGATTCATAAACTCTGTACTTATCTTATCACGATTAAATAAAATGTGACCGTGAAAAACTTTTGGTTCAAGTGAATAGATCCTCTTTTCCTTGTTCTCATGGAGCTCAACATCGGCCCATTTAATGTTGTGAGCTTTACGTCTATCCCTTTCACTACGAATATTATCAAGTAATAAATTTCTAAAAAGATTCGTTTCAACAGCAAACTTATAAAATTGATATTGCTCATTAAGCTCAAATATTTTCTTGATAAATTCAGATGGTGGAACTCTTTTAGTAAAATCAGAATCAACAAAAAGCCTTTTCTTCATGTCCATATATCCAGCAGGAATACAAGTAAAGTCAGGCTTTTTATTTGCTGTTGGCTTTCTCTGACCAGTAGAAGGATCTATTGAACCAACTGCTGTAAGAGCTTGCCAAGGAATTAAAACATTAGTTTTCTCTATCAGGAATCCATGTTCAACTTCTTTGTACCACCAAATAGACTCAGGAGTGAAAATCTTTTCTTCATCACTCATCGGAGAGTTTTGCTTCTCCTTCATAAATGATCTAATACCAGTTTCAATAATTTCTTCTTGAAGACGATAATAAGGCTCCTTCTCAGGCCATAAGACCTCAACACCTTTCATCATCTCTTCTTCATTTTTTAGATAGAACTCTTTTGCATTATCTAATCTGTTATCATCATCAAGATTAACGTAGATAGCTGTCCATTGATCCCATAAATCTCTTCTGTCTGCCCATGAGATTATGGCCTTATATTCTCTTGATGAATAACGTGGATTATTTATGAGAGTTTTTAACAATGATCTTTCATGGAGAATTGTTCCAACTATTTCAATGTTGGTTTCTTCATCACCAATCTTAGATACAACATCCATATACCAAGCTTCCACTTTATCGCGTAGTAGCTCGTTCTCAACTTCTGTACTATGTTCAATATCATCAAGTATGATCTTCGATGGTCTAGCATCACGATATCGTATCCCACGCATCTCCGTTCCAGAGCCAAGCGCAAGAAAACGGCATGAATGATCTCCATTAGAAGCCACAAAGTCTGTCGCATTAACTTTTCTACCCTGTAGAAATCTACCATAAACAGTACGCAGAGCTTCGTTAGTAAGGAACTCTGAAGAAATATCCTTGAGTTTTTGGGCAGATTGAGCTTCGTTATAAGAGAGTATGACAATGAACTTTTCCAACTTATAACAGTGGTCATGGATCGGCTTAATAAGAACTTTAATCGTAGACTTTGCGAATCCTCTAGGAGCTGCGTCTGCTCTGCGTATACCACGTTCGCCAAACTCATAATTTCTGAATGTATCAAAGTGAAACACGTTGAAAGGGAACTTACAATAATGCGGAAAAAAACAGACGGCGAATATCTCAATATCTTCAGCACACCTGTAATAAATAGCCTCAAAGAACTCTTCATAACATTCCTGTTGTATAAGCTGTTGTAGGAACTCGAAGTAGTCCCAGAACTCTAATTCGCAAATGGATTTTCTTAAGTGGTAGTCCAAATATTAATCGAAGCTAATTATGTTAGTAGCTTGCTTGATAAGCCTTCCAGTAATCATAGCAACATATTTCTGACCGTTCTCATCTTCAAGAATAAGATCAACTGTAGGTCTTCCTTCAATCGTTCCATTCTTTACTATATGAAATTGTTTAAGATTTAATTGTTTCCACTTACCATCTTCAGACTTATTTTCCTTATCATAGTTGATAGCATCTCCTGATGATTCGTGAATTTTGATAGCTAGATCATTTGTACCCATTTTTAATTCTCCTTCTTCTTAAATTTAGTAAGAGCATCAAGTAATTTCTTAGCAGCAAGTTTCTTATCACCAGCATCAGTTCCTTTCTCATCGTAGAAACCACATAGCTTGGCAATCTCTTGAGCTGCCTTAATCCTATCAGGACGCTTTACGTTTATTGATTTAGTCTTACTAGAAGACTCACTTTTTTCTGATGAATTATGACTCTCACTCATAGAGAAACCAATTGAATCTAACTGATCTACATCAGCCCCTTCCTTCAAATGAACTTCACCATCAATTACTTCAATTACATCGGAGAGTTTTGAAAAAGCTATTTCAACATTAAGATTAATCATGTCATCAATAGTTTTTCCGGCCTTCTTCTGTGCCTTTTTTTTAAGGCTTAAAATTCTTTTTTTGATACGAGTTTGCTTAAGTAATTTAGATCCTTGATTACTTGCTGTTCTTGGATTTTTAGTACCGTAAGCTTCACGATAAGAATAAGTGGCATTGCTAGTTTCATAATATAAGAGACAGAACTTCTCTTGATTAGGAGTTAGGTCAAACTGTGGAGGACCAAAAGCATCAATGTCTTCAAAAGGGTTTTTTTCACTCATAACTTTATCTTATCAAATAACAAAAACTGGAGCTAGGGAACCGTCGCCCCCAGATCCTCGATCCCCGAATCCGTTCGCCGGACTTGTCCGGCTACTAGACCATCAGGAAAGCTGACAAGATCAGAAAATTATAAGCTCTAATAATTTTCTCAAAGAACCAGTGAGAATCCTTGTCGCTCCAGTGTGCACAATTCAAGCTTAGAAGAATTTTGGAATTTTTACAATTATAAGATTTACTAATGAAGTTATACCATAGTTTATAAGATCATAAGTTCAGCTTATGTGACACGTAGAGACTTCATAAATCCAATGGAATAGCACACTCCCAACCAACTAAAAACAGGTTGACCAATAAAACCAATGAATTGTAATCATTGTTTTAATGTCCGAGGTTCGTACTGCAATGAATTGGGACTATTGTTACCATTGGATGATAAGCTATTGAAATAATGGGTGTACCATTTTTTAGTGGTACATGTACCAGCTAGTGGTACACTTTATGCACCGTGAAAACCTGAATAATAACATAAAGTTACAACGATGCGCACCGAGTCTGTACCAGTGTACCACAAATTCTCAGACATAATATATTTTATATGAAACTTTTTAATATATAAAAAATAAAAAAACAGACCCCCCCCTACCCTATATATATTTCTTTGGTACAAGTGGTACATATATAAAATAGAGGGGTAGGAACCTAATGATTTCAGATACTTAGAGTGTACCATTTAGTGCACCATAACGCTATGCGAGCACCATAAATAATTGGAACAATTAATTGACACTATTGGAATGAGTGTTTAGAGTGTTTTTACAGAAAACAATGAAACCAGTGGAGTTAGGAAATGAAGTCAAGAAGTCGGAACGTGATTGAGATAGAAAAACAATTTGGAATGGAAGTTCCAGTTATCTACGAAATGATATCAGTTGATGCTGATGATCTTTATGATGCAGATGAACAAGTTGTTGAAGATATGAAACTAAGGTTAAGAGATGCCAGAGGTGATGAATAATGGCCAAGGTATGTAGGAAGTGTAATCAATCAGAATACCGATGTGATTGCACAACTCCTAATTTTTATGAACCAGATGCCCTTGATGATTTCTTGGGTGTCATTGACCGTATGGAAGATAAGTACGGAATAGATATAACTGAAGAGGAATCTAATTATGAGTGATTTTCCAAAATGTAAAATTGAAATTGTTGTTGATAATGTTCCCAACATTAAATGTAGGGAAGTTATTGATGCTATTGATGATGCCTGTAAAAATCTTGGTTATAAAGTCAAGGATGCTACAGCAGAAATTAAGGAGGAAGAATAATGGCAAAGCAAACAGTAACCAGAGTGCAAGTTGATATTGAAAAAGGTCTTTATAGAGACTTTAAATCAATGTGTGCTCAAAAAGGTCTTACAATCCGTGAGGCCATAGAAAAACTAATGAAAGTATCAGTGGAGAAATCACATGAGTGATAGAGAATGTTATTGCGGAAATATTGAATCATGTCCAATTTGTGTTGTTTACGATTCTAAGGATGATAATAATGATGAAGAGTAACCATTGCGTAGTCTGTTTTGATGATCCCTGTGGATGCAGATTTGGAGCTGATAACAGGGAAGAAGTAAGTATTGATAAAGTTAATGATAAGGATACAAGTTATGAAACCAACAGAAGAACAACAGAAGATAGTGGATTCTCAGCAGGGGAGGATCTTGGTGAAGGCCTGCCCGGGCTCTGGTAAAACCGCAACACTCGTAAAACGTACAATAGCGTTACCTGAAGCAAGTGAGAAGCTTGTTCTAGCTTTTAACAAAGCAGCAGCAGTAGAGTTTTCAAGTCGCCTTGGAAAAACTAATGCTAAAGTTTTAACCTTCCATTCATTCTGTCTTAGAGAAATTTCTAAAAATCCTGCATCTTATGGATTTACTGAAATTCCTACAATTTGGCAGAAAGGTAATTTCCAATTAGTTAAAGCTGGATGCACCATTACCAAAGCAAGAGGTTGGGAAGAAGCTGGACTTGATGAGGACATTTATAAAATGTGTGCTCACTCGACTTATACCCATGAGCTCGATGATCTTATTCAAAGAAATAAACCAAGAATGACTAACGATGAATATTCAAAAATTGAAAGGGATATTGTCGAAGCCGTTGAAGATGGTAAGTCAATGTATGAGATTGATGAGCTCAGAGGTATGCATAAAAGCGAAAAGCAACGCCGTATTGAATACCGTACCTATAGAGCTGTAAAGGCAACTAGGGCATTTTGTATGCAATATAATATCATTACCTTTGATGATATGGTTCGCTGTGTAGCTGAAAAACGTCATAACCTGATCAATAAAGCTGACCATATTATGGTTGATGAGTTTCAAGACGTTGACCGTTTCCAGTTTGATATTATTAAGATCCTTGGAAAGTCACCAGACGTAATTAGTTTGGCCGTGGTTGGAGATCCTAATCAGTCAATTTATCGTTGGCGTGGAGCTCTTTCTAATGCTTTTGAAGATTTTGCGAAAAGTTTTGCAAATTCTACTGAATGTCTTTTGACCAAAAACTTTAGATCTACCGATGAGATTATTATTCATTCAGATAATATTTGTCCTGTTGGAATGACGGGAGTTAGAGGATCTGGAGAGTCTGTTTTATTTGAATCTGATGTTTATGATAAATTCCTTAAAAAATCAGATGGAACTAATTATAGGCAATTTGCTATTCTTCACCGTTACAATAAGGACGTTGAGGACACTAAAAAGCTTATGATGGAGCTGGATATCCCTTTTTATGTAATTGGGAAAGATAGTAATTTCTGGAATCAAAAGCACGTTACTTTATCTTTAAGAATGAAAGAGCGTGGATTGAATCTTGATCGTCTTTTAAGATCTGAACCTTGGCAACAGATGATGAATAAAAAGAAGTTCAGAGACAATCAAGATGCTGTTGATGAAGCTAGGGCCGATGCTGAATTTATTATGAGTATTGACCTTGATGAGGTCGATAAACTTAAAAACTGCCACCAGAATGAAAAGCATGGAGTTAGATTAAGTACCATTCATAAAACTAAAGGTATGGAATGGGAAAACGTCATGGTCAGATTCGTTGATGAAAGATTGATCCATGATACCTTTCTGTATTATGTGGCCTGTACTAGAGCTCGTAATTTACTTGTTTTGGATTATATTGAAGAATGCCAATAATGGCACGATAACTGTTAAGGAGTATTATTATGTCTAGATTAACTATTGAAAAAAGAAAGCAAATTGTTAAAGCTGAATCAGATCTTAAATTTAATGAGGATTTTGAAAAAGCTAAGACTGATTTTCAAAAAGAGTGTGAAGCAATTGTAAAGAAAGGATCACCAAAGGTTCCTGCTGCACTTGAAGCTTATGTGTCTTACAAAAATTCAATAGAACTTAGTATTTGTGGATCTGAACAAAAAAAATATGGAGTAAGGCTTATAAACCTTCCCAATTCATATCCATGTAAAAACTATAGTCATAAAATTGAATTTAAAGGAAGAGTTAAACAAAAAGCTGAAAAGATCAAAAAAATAAAAGAAGAAAGAAGTGAGTTTGAGTCAAAGCTTAGATCTTCTATTTCTCAATTTACAACAGTAAAAAAGCTTCTTGATGCAATCCCTGAGCTTGGTCATCATTTTGTAGGTGGGGCTAACGGTAATTTACCTATGGTAATTGTGGACGTAGCACCAATAAGAAGAGAATTAAAGAAATTGCATCCTAAGAAAAAGAGTGCATAGAAAAGAAGGGGCCTAGAGCCCCTTTTTTAATGCCTTAAAAACATCAGCAAAACCATTACCTCTAGTTTCAGCTAATAATTCAAATTCATTACTTGTTAAGATTTGAGAAAAACCACTTATATAATCAATTGCATGATTACATTCATGGAGAAAGGTTACTAAAGTTTCATCTTCATCAAGATCTTCTGCAACCATGATAATCTTTTTCATGTAACTCAAGGCACCATCAGGTCTATTGGTGCCAGTTATTTTTGAAATTTTATCTCTATCTGCAACTTCAACTTTAAACTTTCTTCCAAGAATGGTTACTGATTTAGGTAGTTTCATATTAAGATCTTTTGTTAAATCTTTTTACAACTTCAATGAAAGCATCAACCCATAATTTAGACATGGTTTCAGCTACATATTCCATCTGTCTTTCAATTCCCATGCTATTTAAAGTCTTAGGACCAAAAAGCCATTCTGTTTCCTCGTTCATAAAATCACAATAGAATGGTTCAAAAAGCATAGAAATAGCACCGTCATCATTAGCATAATCTACAAAGCCAAAACCTCTACCCTCAGTCATGCCTTTAATACCCTTCATTCCTTTGTATTCTTTACGGTAAGTCATGGGAGTCTTTTCAACAAAATGATCTATTATCATTTTTGCTGCGATAAGGCTTCTGTTACAACCTTTTTCAACCATATTATATCCACCTCTAGCACTTCTTACGCTGGCAGCATTATAATGTGTTTCAACGGCCAAAATATTCTCAGGTTCACAGCCAATTCTTTTAGCAAATTCCTTAACTTTTTTACGAACATATCTGCAATGGGAAGTGTAATTTTTCTTAACTCTTCCCTCTACTTCTAGTGCCACCTCTTGAGATACTTCATTTTGATACCATTTTTCTTTGGTTTTATTATTAGTAAGTCTGTTGCTGAACATTTCTTTAATTTTATTATATGTTCTTGTTCCGTAACTTTCTTCATAATGACCAGTAAATACCAATATCCCTAAAATCTTAGGACCAGTTAATGGTATAGTATCAGGTGACGTTCCCTGTTCATTTGTCGATGGAACTTCTGGACCCCTAGGGATTCTTCTTGGCGCATCTCTATCTTCAGTACGCTTAAAGAGTCTTTTAAATTGTCTCCATTTCTTTCTGAAAAACATTTTAATTTTCATTTTTATTCTCCTTTTCTTTTTCTTTGATTATTTCCATAAGATCCATAAAAACTTCTATAGGTAAAGGATCTCTGCCCATGGTTTCATTAAAGTCTTTCTTATACTCAGTCCAAGTCATAGCTTAACCTTTATCTTTATGCCCCTTACATTTCCTATTTGGGTTATCCTCACACGGGCCTTATCTTTTACGAGAATTTCCCTGTCTCTTTTTAAAACTCTTGAAATATCGGTATAATCTGGAAGTTTCTTTTTTAAATGAGTATTTTTAGATGGAACAAATAATATATTTCCATCAGTGAAAAATCTTAAACCATGGACACCAAGCATTTTGTCATACATTTCAGTTTCAGTATCCATATATCTAATCTGGTGAATTGCCTGAGCAACAGTGGTATTGGTGTAACTATCTACAATAACACTCATTAAAGCATCGTAACAAAGCTCATGTTCTTTCTCATCGTTGATTTCAGTGTATTCAGATTCAATTAGGTTATGGGTTTTAACGATGGATTTATATTGATCATAATCCATTTTTTCATCAGAAAAATAAATATTATAACAAGCCATTGCCATTGCAAGCTGATCAGCAAGCCTTGATTCAAGTTTATAATCTCTCTTTAGATGGGCCTTACAGAAGTTGTAATTATAAATTATTTTATCAATTGAATTATAAATAAAAGTGAAGACTTGATTTTTATTTTTAATAAAATATTCGAATACTTCACATATCCCAGCAAAAATATTTTCATCCTGATCTTTGGTTTCATTCATTTCAATTGTGAAGATCCTAGATCTATCGGTTTGCTTTTCAAGATCAATTTGAACAGATCCAAAGCAAAAAACGCATTGAGTGTTATAATTCAGCGCATTACCAGTTACAGTGCCTCTCAGAGCCTCAAATTCTCCGTTAGAGGACATTTCTCTTGCAAGTGCAATAACGCCTTTGGTTCTCTCTTCAGTGGACTCAGCCTCATCATAAATCACGCTACAGGCGTTACTTTTTACCTTTTGCCTGACACCAGCAGCAGTGGTATTATTAGTTAAGATATTATTCATCGAGAGGCTATGTAACCACTTGAGAATAGTAGATTTACCTGTTCCGGCTGATCCTGTTAGCCAAATATGAAACCTCCAAGGGAGGACGGGGAATATCTGCGCCTGAATATACCAAGCCGCTAAATAGAAATAATCATTCTTATTTTTGTATTCCAAATTTTTAAATGCTGAAAGAAGGTTCAACATATTCTGATGATTTGATGGTTTTAAAGAATAATCTATTTTTACAGTTTTTTGATAATTATAAACTGATGTTGGATTGTTGTTATAAACGCTTTCACCGTCATTAATGCAATATTTATCACCATCAATCCAAACGCCAATACCTCTTACTTGAGTTGGATCAAAGATTCCTTTTTTGTGGCATTTTTCCATAAGATCTTCACAGGCCCAATCCCAAGAAGTTTTAAGATCTCCATCTTCTAATTCAACACCATAATTTTTTAACCAAAATGCTTTATTGGCAAAAAGTCTTCTTAACCCTTGCTTGTTATGATTTGCCCAGCTTAAGGAAACAATTTGCTGGTTTTCAGATGATATATAAAAATAAGTTCCATCGTTATGGCCAAGACATTCTAATTGAGCAAATTCTTCAGCTTCAAATTCAAGTTGTTCTTTAGCTTTTTCTTTTGATTCAAATTCTGCAAGATCATTAAAGTCAGTCCAATCTGGATTGACGGTTTTAAATTCGGGATACTTATAAATAACTTGTCTAAAACGATGAACTGTCTGACGGGCATACTTTAGGCCGGGATTTTTTACAGGCTTGGTTACAGCATGATCATTATCGGCAGCAATTATAATTTTAATATCTGGATAAACTGACCTTATAGTTTCCACCGCCCTAGGAAGATTGCTGGCATTAAAACAACAGACAGATGGAATCTCAGGAAAGAGATCTTGTATCGTAGCCGCAGTAGCATAACCTTCAGATAGGAAGCAAAACTCTTGATCTTTAAGTGGTTTAAGTGCATGAATTGATCCTTGTATTTTTATTCCAGCAGAAAACTTTTTAACCATATTACCAGTTTCAGGATCTTTAAATATTCTCTGAACACCGTTCATACCGTTGATATCTTTAGCTGGAATTAATAAAACTCCATTTCTATCAACCCTAAGACCATAAGCACTTACGCCTTTATATTGAAGATAATCATGGTCTTTTGCCGTCTTACATTTTTTCCAGATCTTACCCCATTTATCTTTACAATCTTTTTGTCTTTTCTTTTGGTCAAGATCTATTTTTGCTCTGGCTTCAACAGTTTTTTCTTATATGCCTTAT